CGAATCTGACTACGAAGTAGCTAATCAGAGACGAGTACTTGTTGCTTCTCAAAGACTAGGGTTTACTGACATGATTGCAGGTGCAACTTCAGTACACGCTTTACAGTACAAAGCTAGTTAATAGCTAATGCGAATATTTGGAGGGGGTGTAACTCCCTCCAATATTTTTTTAAATAATTATGGCAGATTTAGTAACATTACAGCAATATAAAGACTTTATAGGTTTGACTGGCGTACAACAGGACGCTCGTATTAATGTGATTATTGACTCTGTTAGCCAACTAGTTAAAAACTATTGTGGTACTGATCTTATCGATCATTATTCAAGTGCAAAGACTCAGTACTTTGATATACACGATAATAATACTACAAAAGTAATGCTAGATGAAGGGCCGATAAATACGGTTACTTCAGTATCAGAAAGAGAATCACAAGCAGACTCTTATGTAACCCTCATTAAGGATAATTCCGATAGTAGTGGTAAATATGAGTATGTAGTAGATACTTTAACTGATAGTATCGTTCGTACTAATGATAGTATTGACGTATCCTTTCCTAGAGGTAGGAAAGCAGTAAGAGTAATTTATACCGCAGGGTATAGTACTACACCCGAAGATTTAAAACTTGCAGTATTTGATTTAGTTAAATACTATTTGAAAGATGAAAGTAGGGAAAGAATGACGATTGCAGGAGCAACAGTAGAAAACCCAGGCTCTAGCAGTCAGGCAGGGAATCCAGGATTTCCAGACCATATTAAACGAGTACTAGATATGTACAAAGTTTATACCTAATGGCAACTAGAGACCAGAAAAAGAGATTAGAACTACTTTGGAAACTTACTGAAACAGGAGTAAGAGAAGATTTAAAAAAGATATATGACACAGGAGCGTGTCAATGTGAAATTAATGTTCCACAAATATCAAAACAATTAACAGCACAATGGAATTATACTAATAAAACTCCACCTGAAAGTGATACTAAAAGACTCTTTATAGAGTTTGCTAGAGACTTGAAAAAAGAGTGGGTAAAAGTTATTTCAAAAGGTGTAATTAAAAGAAAAGGTTCTGTTGTTGATGTAATTAAGAATCCTGGTAGTAGTGGACAAGTATTAAACTTTACAATGCATCAAGGTATTTCAGGAAGAGCCGGCGGAGTAGCTGGTGGAGCCTCAAATAACTTTAAAATATTTAAAGAGATAAATACAGAATTCTTTTTAAAGTTAGCTAATCAAAGAAAATATAAACCTTTGTTTAGAAAAGAAGGAAAAGATGGTAGAGCACGAATAACTAAAGTTCAAGGACAAATAGACATTGGTCACGTTAAAGCTTTAGGTTCAGCAGGTAGAGCTTCACTAGCAGCTGGAATAATAGGTTCATTAGACCTTAGTAAATTAAGCCCAGAGGCAAGAGACCAATTTAAAAGAACCCAAGATGAGTTATTAGAATTAGGTCTTAGTGATACTAATGAACAAGTTGTTAGCTATAAGAATGGTAAACTAACATTTACAGGAACTCAAGAGTATACACTTGAAAGTTCTCAACAAAATAAAGGTGAGAATAAAAAGTTTGAAAGAGAGCAAGAAGAAACAGTTAAAAAGAAACTAAACGAAGGTTTAAAATCTATTGCTCCTACTGCTAAAGAATTTGTAAATCAACCAGGCTCTCCTACTATGATGGACACAGTTGGAGATATGATAGTAAATACTCCTGTAAAAAAGAGAGCATATAAAAATAGAACTGCTAAAAACTTAACTAAACATAAAGGAAGAAAGAAAGCTAAAAGTAGTACAAAAACAGTTAGCAAATCACAAAAATATAGAGGTAGTCAAGGAAAAGCGCAATTTGGTTTAGACTCTGCAATAGCATCAGCTTTACCAAAATCAGCAAGACCAGGAGGAACTACAGAAGGTGGATCAGGACAGAGTCCTGAAGATTTTGCTCAAAAAATAAGAGGACTACTAAAAGTTAAAAGAGCTATAAATGCTCGATTACCTGCAGAAGTTAGAAGAAATATGGGAAAACCCGCTCTTACAAATAGAACAGGAAGGTTTTCAAACTCTGCAGAAGTAACAAGTATTGTGCCAGCAGCACAAACATTGATGGTAAAGTATACTTATAGACTAAATCCATATGAAACATTTGAAAACACAGGAAAGAAAAAATGGCCTTCTGGCTATAACCCTAAGCCTTTAATCGCTAAAAGTATAAGAGGATTAGCCTTAGGTATAGTAGATGAAAAATTAACAATTAGGAGAGACTAGTGGCGTCAACATATAGAACAGCAAGAAAAAAGATAGTAGATGCACTAGTAGAAAAATTAAAAGGAATTAATGGGATACACCCTTATAATTCCAACACATTTAATAATGTTCATGGACACATGATATTTTTAGATCAAATCCAGGAGTACCCAAAACTTTGTGTAATCGCTGGGGATGAAGCCAGGCAATACCAGCCAGGCGAATTTAAGTGGAGATTTTTGAATTTGGAAGTAAGAGTTTACACTTCAAATCAAGAGGATTCACAGGAAGCTTTAGCTATTTTAATGGAAGACATTGAAAGAGTTATAGACGACAATGATATTCTGGTTTACGATTCCACTGTAAACCCGAGTTTGAAAACAACTTCCTTAACTCTGCTATCTCTAACTACCGACGAAGGAGTATTAGCTCCTCTCGGAATTGGAGAAATGATAGTAGAGTGTAGGTACTAATCGAAATTACAAAGCAGGTAAATATCTAGCTAAGTACTTTCAAAGACGATAAAATAGGAGAAAAGCAATGGCTTTAAATCTATCAAGAAATACCAAAGTATTCGTTAGTTCAGCTAACGGAGTTCCTACTGCAGGTGGCGGATTACTTACTTCATATATTCAGACTAAAGGTTCTAATTATGCTGTAGGAGATATCGTTACTTTAACTGCAGGTGGCGGGTCAGGTGCAGGAGCTAAATGTATAGTATTATCTATAAGTGGCTCAGGTGCTGTAGAAACAGTCGCAATTCCTAATAACTTTAGGGGTTCTGGACATGTTACTTACGCGTCAAATAACACTAACGGTACTTTAACAGAATCAGCAGTAGAAAGCTTCGCAGGAGTTAATAATAGTTCTGCTTCAGGTTTAGTACTGCGTGTCCTTTCTGTATCAGGAACAACAACTGCAGAAGGAACAAGAGCAGGAACAGGACGTTTCAAAGGAAACGAAACTGATTGCAACACTTTCAGAATTGGTGTACTAGACGGATACAGCTTCTCACAAGGATCTGAATCTACTGACGTAACTATCAATGAAGCAGGTGCAGCACCTAACAGGGGTTCAAAAAGATTTAACGACTCTTTACCACCAGCAGAATGGTCATTTGGTACTTATGTACGACCATTTGTACATGGTGCAGCGAGTTGGAGAGCAGATGGAACTTTTGACATGGTCGAAAACATTCTGTGGTCTGCATTAGCAGGTACAGGACTATCTGATGCATCAGGTTCTGCAGTAGCTACCAGTACTGGTACAGCTAACGGAGCACTAGTCGATTTTATAGAATCAGACAAACACGAACTTATGAAACTTAGCATATTTTTCGCACTAGAAAACACAACTTACAGACTGAATGACTGCCAAGTCAACAGTGCTGAGATTGACTTCTCTATTGACGGAATAGCACAAATTTCATGGTCAGGTAATGCAACAACTATTGACCAAGTAACAACAGCAATCGAAGATCCTTCTAAGTATCAAATCGAAGCTTATGACGCTGATGGTGCAAGTACTACTCATACGAGCGGTACTACAGACACTTATGCAGAAGGTTATAACTTTGCTGATAATGTTGGTCCTCAAGATGCGGATTACTTAAGAAACAAATTATCTTCACTATACCTTGATGTAGATGCACAAGGTGGTGGAAACGCTTCTGGTGGTTTAGATGACAGAACTTATGATATTAATATCACAGGTGGTTCAATATCTATCCAAAATAACATTACTTATGTAACACCAGAAACAATCGGTATCGTAGATAAACCAATTGGTTCCTTTACAGGATCAAGATCTATCAGTGGCTCATTAAACATGTACTTGGATAATAAAGCAAATGGATCTAACCAATTACTATCAGACTTAGCAGATGCTAATGACCTTGTAACGAATATATTTGATATGCGTTTATACATGGGTGTAGCAGGTGCAGTAGGCTCTGATGGAGACGCAATGGGGTCAGATGACTTTACAGCCCCAGGTGTAGAATTTAATTTACCAAGAGCTCATTTATCAATACCAGCTATTGAAGTTGCAGATCTAATTTCTGTGTCAGTCGAATTTGCGGCTCACGGATCAGATCTACTAACTGGAGATGAGATGAAAGTCAAATACTTAGGATCAACCTCTCACACTCAAACAGGCTATTCAGCCTCGAGTGCTAGAGCAGTAGATGCTTAAGTAAGATGTCTTATAGTTTTCTCAAGGAGAGTAAGCTATACATAGTATATGGTGGAAGTAATTATAGAATCTATACTTCTTCCGCCATATCTTTTTCGCAAACATTTGCAAGCGATTCGTACTCAGTAAAGACTCTGCACGATCAATCAAAAATGTTTGATGGCTCAACCATAACGAAAGCCAACCCGG